CAACTAGCGACACGCTTATCCCCGTTGCCGACTTTGTGCTTTACCAAGATCAGGCAAACGAACTGGACATTCTTACGGATCGCATTGACGGCCTTGTAAAAGCCCTGCGCGTGCGCGGCGTATACGATGCTAGCCAACCCGCCTTACAACGCCTTCTGACCGAGGGCGACAACAATACGCTTATCCCCGTTGATAAGTGGATGGCGTTTAGCGAAAAGGGCGGCTTGCGCGGCGCTATTGATCTATTGCCCATTGATACGCTGGCTGCGGTGCTGATCCAGTGCTACCAAGCGCAATCCCAGATCAAGGGCCAAATCTACGAAATCACGGGTATTTCCGATATTATCCGCGGACAAACGGCAGCGTCCGAAACTGCCACGGCCCAACAGATCAAGGCCAGTATGCGGGTCTGCGCCTACGCGCCATGCAAGACGGCGTTGCTATGTTTGCAAGCGAACTACTGCGGATGAAGGCGCAAATCATTTGCACCAAGTTCCAGCCGCAAACCATTCTTGAATATGCGGGCGCGGCTCAAATGAGCCAAGCCGATCAGCAAATGATTCCACAAGCCCTACAATTGCTGCAAAACTCGCCCCTGCGGGCTTTCCGCATTGAGGTTGCAGCCGATAGCCTGGTTCAGCTTGATGAAAGTCAGACCAAGCAGGATCGCATGGACTTCCTTAATGCGTTCTCCAACTTTCTGCGTGAGGCATTGCCAATGGGTCAACAGGCTCCTGAAATGGTGCCAATGATCATGGAAATGATGCGCTTTGGCGTTGGCGGCTTTAAACAGGCTGCGGCCATTGAGGGCACCATTGACGTTGCCTTGCAACAATATGAGCAAGGTGCATTGCAAGCCAAGCAGCAGCCTCCACAGCCGTCTCCAGACCAACTTAAGGCTCAGGCTGACCAACAAGCTGCACAAGCCCAGATTCAGGCCGATATGCAGATTGAGCAAATGCGCGCCCAAACCAACATGCAGATCGAGCAAATGAAGGCTCAAGCGGCGGGTCAGATTGAGTTACAAAAGCAACAGTATGAAGGTCAAATTAAGCTTCAGGAATTAGCGGCCAAGGAACAATTTGAAAAGTTTAAGGCCGAACTTGATGCAACAACCAAAATTGCCATTGCTCATATTTCCGCCAATCAAAGCCCAGAAGCACCAAAAGATGTTTCTGTCGCAGTAATTCCAGAAGGGCATCCGTTCTAATATGGCTAGGTATCGCGCAATATATGATTCACGCGGGTTGCTGTACGAGATTGAAAACGATCAAGTTGTTTTTATGCGTGATGATTACGGGCAAGAAACTGAATCAGGCCCACAAGTTATTAGGGACATTGAACCATATCAAAGCATGGTCGATGGCAGCATGATTACCAGCCGATCTCATCATCGTGAACATCTCAAGCGACACAATTGCTTTGAGGTGGGTAACGAGAAAATGGAAAGCCGTCCACCGACACCACCATCGTCAATGGATCGGCGTATAGCGTTGCACCGTCAATTAGGTGACATGAGCGACCGTCAGGCCAACAAGATACTGGCGCAACTTAGAAGGTAAGGAATAATATGACTATTGAAGAAACTGGTCACGAAGTCGAAGATTCTGCAATTGATCGCAAGGAATTGCTTGCTCAGCAGTTTGATGAGGTATCTGAACAGCAAGAAGAATCTATAGAAGCCCAGAATTATGAACCAGAAGAAATAGAAGAAGTTGAGGAAGTTGAGGAGCCTATTTGGAAAAGGCCTCCTTCTAGCTGGAAAAAGGAATTTCACGAAACCTGGCAAACTGCCGATCCCAAGCTACAGGAATATGCTTGGCAGCGCGAAGAAGAAATGCGCAAGGGCGTTGAGCCTCTTATCAGCAAAGCCCAATATGCCGATCAAGTGCAAAAGGCATTTGAGCCATATATGGAAACCATTCGTGGTAATGGTTCAAATCCAATTGATGCTATTAAAGGCCTTATGGAAGCGGATCGTGTTTTGCGATTTGGCAATCCAGAAGAAAAACGAATGTACATGGCTAGCCTAGCTAGCAATTATGGCGTTGATTTAAACGGTTCTGCACAATATCAAACCGGGCCAATTGATCCAAAGGTCATCGCGCTTCAGAACGAACTTAATAATATCCGCGGTGAAGTTTCTGGCTGGAAGCAACAGCAAGAAGAAATGGAAACCCAAGGATTGCTTTCGCAGATTGATCAATTTGCACAAAAAGCAGAATATTTCGAAGAAGCGCGGCCAACTATGATCCAGCTTCTCCAAAATGGTATTGTCAACACTCTAGAAGAAGCCTATGAAAAGGCTATCCGCCTTGACGATAATCTTTTTTCTGAAATTCAGCAAAGCCAACAAGCCAAACTGGAAGCAGAAAGAAGGGATTCGGCCAATCGGGCTGCGAAAGCGGCTAAGGCAGCAGCGGTCAGCGTTAGAAGTTCCACACCAGGAGTTCCCACGGCTACCAAAGCGCAAGACAGACGATCAATGCTGTTTGAACAATTCAACGGTATGAATGATCGTCTTTGATTTAACTGAAAGGGACTGTTATGGCATTCGCCAATTCCTCGATCAGCGATATCATTGCGACTAATATCCAAAGCCGCAGTGGTGAACTCGCTGACAACGTAACGAACAACAACGCCTTGCTCCGCCGTCTTAAGGACCGTGGCAACGTCAAGACGTTCTCCGGTGGTAACTTGATTTTGCAAGAAATCATGTACAATGACTCCACGACCAACAACACCAACAGCTATTCTGGCTATGAAGTGTTGAACGTCTCGCAAAATTCGCCAATCTCGGCTGCTCAATTCAGCATCACTCAATATGCTTCGGCTGTTACCATTTCCGGTCTGGAAATGATCCAAAACAACGGCAAGGAAGCCATTATTGACCTGCTTGATGGCCGCATGAATGTGGCTGAAGCTCAATTGGCTAACCGTCTTGGCGGCGACATCTATCTTGATGGAACTGGCAACAGCGGCAAGAACATCACTGGCCTGGCTGCGGCTGTTCCTGATGCGCCTTCTTCCGGCACCTACGGCGGTATTAACCGCGCTTCCTTCAACTTCTGGCGCTCGGTTAAGTATTCCGGCGCTACTGATGGTGGTTCGGCTGTTACGGCCTCCAACATCCAACAGTACATGGATGCGCTTGCAGTCCAGCTGATCCGTGGTACGGACAAGCCTGACCTGATTGTTGCTGATAGCAACTATTACCGCCTATATCTTCAATCCCTGCAATCCATCCAGCGTATTTCGGACTCCGGTTCGACCGCCGCTGGCGCTGGCTTTGCCTCGCTGAAGTATTACGGTGCTGGTATGGCGTCTGACGTTGTGCTGGACGGTGGTATCGGTTCTAATGCTACTGCCAACCATATGTGGTTCCTGAACACCAAGTATTTGATGTTCCGTCCTCACGTTGACCGTAACTTCGTTCCAATCGGCGGCGAACGCCAAGCCGTTAACCAAGATGCCATTGTGAAACTGATCGGTTGGGCGGGTAACTTGACCTGCTCCGGCGCTCAGTTCCAAGGCGTGTTGATCGCTTAATCAAGGGAGATTTGAATCATGGCTAGTACTTTTGCTGCAACTCCCAATATCGGTATCGGTTTTGCTGATCGCAAGACTGTTCCTGATTTTGTGGTTGGCACCCCTGTTCTTGGCAACAAGAATGATACCTGGGTTTACGTTTTGGCTACGGAAGCTGTCACTGGTACTTGTACCGTTGATGCATCCTTTAACCTGACGGATACCGCTGGTAACTATACCGCACCCGCAGCGTTTGCTTCTGGTGAGTATGGTTGGGTCTATAAGACCACGTCGCCTCTTTAATAATTGATGGGGGGCAGTCGTTGGGGATTGCCCCCCGTTTCTTATCTCCCTCGGAAAGGGGTTTAATATGACTATTCCTTCTCGCGTCTTGGGTTCGGGTATTTCTCCCCTTGCTACGCAATCAATTGCTGGAACGGCTAGCGTTGGTCTTACGGCTGCTGGCACCAATGCCGCTACCGCACTTCAACTCGCTGTTTCTTATAATGTTGTCGGCACCACCGCTGCCTCTACGGGCGTTAAGTTGCTGAAAACCGAAAATGGCGCAACTATGGTTATTGCCAATGATGGTGCTAACTCCTTGACGGTTTATCCACCTACCGGATCGACCATTGACGGTTCGGCATCTGTTTCTATTGCGACCACTAAGCGTCGCGTTTTCTGGGGAACCAGCGACACAACCTGGGTCTCCCTTCTCGGAGCGTAATGTATGAATTTGGATAGCGATGTTTCTAACGCCGACTCCTTCATGATGGTGGAGTTTTACGAAAACAATTATGATTCCGATTATCCGGATTCAATTTTTGTTAGGATTATGAATCCAGGCGACAAGACAAACATTGTAGAACAGCCTTTGCGGGAAGATCACAAGACTCGGTTTGCCCGTCAATGGTTACATTTCCAATCTAAAAACTCAGGCGCTGCCTTTATCGGTACGCCTTTAGAAAAGTGGAATGAAGACCAACCCAAAGAATTTAACCATATGCAAATGTCTGAAATGCATATTCTTAAGTTCCAAACGGTGGAACAAATTGCTACTGCCTCGGACGCTCAAATGCAGCGTGTTGGTATGGGTGGCTTTGGTATGCGGGAACGGGCTAGGCAATATCTTTCGGCCAAGAACAAGACCGAAAGCAATTCCGAACTTGAAAAGACCCGCAGCGAACTTGATGAACTAAAGTCCCAGATGGCTGCGCTTATGGCTCAAATG